CGCGAGTTCGGCTCAAAATTAAAAGTAATTCGAAAGAGCCGCCCAACGGTACGAAGAACGCTTTCTATCAATGACAGAGTTATAGTTGACGAACCAAATCCTTATGGGATTGATCGGTATCCTTACGTTGGTTTCTATGGGTATTTTTCTCCAGATACTCCCTATTACGCTTATAAGTTCAGATCTGTTTGTTCCGATCTAAAAGACGCTCAATTCCTATTCAACCGAATGAAAGTTGGTGATTTGGATATCTGCGAAGCTCAGCAGCAAGGATACAAAATCCGCCAGGGCTCTCTTGTTACCCCAGATGATGCCCTGAATCAAGGACATGGACGTTCGTTGTTTTATAAGAAGGATGCATCTCCGGACGATATCCAAAATATGGATATCCATCCTCCTTCTCCTGTGATGCTGCAGATGGAGGAGATGTTAATGGAAGTGGTTCACAGGATAGCGGGAGTCGATCCTAGTGCAATGGGGATCGATGTTGATGATAAAGCAGGTATTATCTCAATGATGCGACAAGCAGCCACTGCACGCAATCTACAGAGGCTTTTTGATCAGTTTGACGAATCACAGAAACTTTGCGATAGCATCAAGGTTGAAATGATTCAAAAACTATGGACATATGGAAAAGTAAAACAAGTGATCGGCGAGGAGCCGACGTCAGAGTTTGATAACAAAGCTTTCTTCAAATATGGCTGCAAAGTTGTTCAAGGAGTGCTTACTGAGTCTCAGCAACAACTTGAACTTGCTCAATTGCTTCATCTGCAACAATTAGCTCCGGACACTTTCCCGAAAGATGAGATTATAGAAGCTATGACTATCCAAAATAAAGATCGTATCATTGAAAAGATTAAGAAAGCTGAAGAAGCGCAGCAGCAGCAGATGCAAAAGCGGGAAGAGATTGAATTGCAACATATTCAATTAAAGAACCAGATGATGATAGCTGAAGCTAACTCGAAAAATGGACTAGCTCAAGAGCGTGTAGCAAAGATCCAGTTAGACAAAGCGCTCAATGCAGAACGCATCCAAAGAGCGGAAGAGGACAGAACGGGGGCAGCGCTCAATTTAGTCAAAGCGATTAAAGAACTGCAAAGCATTGATTTGAATCAGCTGTCGCAATATCTTGATATTGTTGAAAGATTAAAGGGGCAAGAAGGTAACGAGGCTCAATTACAAAACAAAAAACCAATGACGGAATCAGCATCTACGATGTCTGAAGTGCCTTTGGCATCTTCATTGGTATAAAAGAGGTCAATATGGCTAAGAAAGATGGTGGAGCGTTAGATAAACAAGGTATTGATTACATTGCACAAGCCCAAAAGGGTGGTGTCGAGGGCAAAATGGCTAAAAAAGGCTATTCCCAAGGCGATATGGGCTGTACAAGTGATGATTATTCATTAGGTGCAGGTGCATTTAGTCAAAGAGGTTTCAGCAAAACAACTGAATATCAAGAAAGACAAAATGCGCATCAGATGCAAGCAGCTAAAGATATCAATAAGCAACAGTATAAAGGCCGTTATTCATAGAGGGTTTTATGAGCAGATACGAAATGCCAGGGAACCCAAAAGCATCAAAAGCGCACGGAGTTGAAGTTCAAAAAGGCGCTATCATGCCTAATCAAAAGACAATGCAGACAAAAACTCATAAAGAATTTGCTGCAGAAGAAGTCAAAATGATGAATGCGCGCCGTGATGGTCAGATGCTTAAAGGGAATACTCCTAAGTAATTACAAGAGGCGCCGTCGCCTCCTTTTCTCTCATTTCTTCATCGCCCCGATATAAAGGATTTGGAATCCAATTTCCCTCTGAGTTCTTGCAGAATCCAAAATGTTCCAATCGCATATTTTTCCATGCGCGAATACGACTGACATATTGTTTTCCGTCTTTAGTATGCTCATAAAGATTTTTATTCATTAAGACATTGTCCATCTCTGACCAGTGGGGAAGACACCAGCAAAAACAGACGCGATTGGAAAGGGGTTCAACATAGAAAACTAGTGTATCATCTTCCGGATAAGGCCTATATTTAGTTTTAATCATCCGTCTTAAGATCGCGCTTTTCATTTGCAAATCTTTCTTTTCATGCACAGTAATATAAAAAGGAACACTTTCAAACTCTTTCGTTCCTTGAATGATTGTATCGTTTAGATCATCTACAAGACTTTTCCTTAATTCGAAGTTCATATCACCGGTAATGACCTGCTTTTCTCCATACAACTGAGCGTTTTTATAAATAGTTCCCACTGTATCGCGATCTTGGTAATGACTTTTCATAAAATCCTTGTTTAGAAAACTATTTCTTTAATAAAGTGATTTTCGTGTGGGTATTGATGATTTGTCAATACTAATCCGTTTCACCAACGAGAAAAAAAGGAAAACATGGAAGACGAGAACTTAAACAGCGCAATACCAGAGGTCGCACCTCAAGAATCGGAAAACCATGCAAAGCCGAGTGTTTCTGAAGAACTTCCGGATCTTGCTAATAAGAAAAAGCATGATGCGGTATTCGGAGAAATGCGAAGACGGCAAAGAGACCTTGAAAGAGATCTGCAAATGCAAAGGGAGATTAACGAGAAGCTAATGAAATTAGCGACTCCTCCTGAAAAGCAAGAGGTAGATGAACTCGATGCCATTGGCGATGAAGAATTCATCCCTAAAGGCAAGGTTAACAAGTTGGTGGAGAAGCGGGCAACTCGTATTGCAGAAGAGATAGCAAAACGAGAAACAGAAAAGTTTTTCGATCAGCAGAAACAATCGCAGTTCATGGATCGCTTGAAGAGCAAATACTCAGATTTCGAAGAGGTTGTCAATCCCGAAACAATGGCTCTTTTAGAACAACAAGATCCTGAACTAGCAACCACTATTGTAGAACTCAAAGATCCCTATAAAATCGGAATGCAGTGTTACAAGTACATGAAGGCTATGAACTTGGGAGATAAAATCCCAGCAGCTCGTAGAGCCAAGGAAATTGATAAGAAGCTAGAACAGAATGAAAAAACTGTTCAGACTCCACAAGCGTTTGACAAACGCCCTATGGCTCAAGCTTTCAAAATGAGTAAACAAGAACTTTCCGCAATTTATAAAGAAATGATGGGTTACGCATCCGGTAGTTACTAGCTTCAGTTAATCTGAGGTTAAAAATGACCGTATCAATCAGTACTATGCCGCCGCAAATTCAGCAGCGGTATAATGCGAAGCTATTGTCCACACCAGAACGCAATTTGATTCACAATCTTTTTGCAACGCCTGTTGAACTTCCGGACAATCAAGGCTTTATCGACCGCCAATCGCGTTATGACCGATTGGATCTGTTTCCTGTGCCGCTCGATGATGCACAGAATAACCCACCATCTCAACAATTGCATCGAGTAGATGTGGATTGCCGCGTTAGGGTATATGCAACTTATATCGTGTTGACTCGTCAAGTGACGATTACGAACGAAGACCCTGTGCTTAACAGCGCGGCAGCTCGTCTTGGACAAGCTATGCGCGAAACACAGGATGTTCTGCAACGAGATAATCTTGAATCAAGTGCGTTAACATTGGCGCACTATAAATCTTCTCTAATAGACTTGGAGTTCCTCGCTATGGCAGCATAGACGGATAACAAGGGGCAAGATATGGAAAATGAAAAAATTATCAAAATTTATTCACCTTATTGTGAAGAAACGCATAAAAGAGTTTTAGGTATTTGCAAAGATAAAGAAGGTAATGAATTTCCATATCAGCCTGAACGCAGCAAGCGAGAAGACGCAAATAAGATTGGACCAGGATTTAAATATGATGATCCAAAGGTTTCCGATGTTTATTTGTGATGCGGTGCTCTGAACACGGCAGAGATGTCGTGAGGCCAGCTGAGAAGATTTGGCCCGCCTGAGAGATCAGGTCAAAAAAGTAACAGATAGCAGTAGTAAATTGTGTTGGGGGAACTAATGGAGACTTGCCTACAGAAATGAGCGTCTCCGATACGGATGATATTGTGACTATTTTGCAGAACAACTCTGCTGAATACATTACAGTAATGATCCCAGGCGAGGATCGCATTGCGACGAGCCCAATTGGTGATGCCTATGGTTGCCTTTTGACAACACGGATGATTCCTGTTCTGAACAACATGAGTGGATTTGTGAAGAAATTCCAATATCCAAACGTAAATGAAACACTTCAGACCGAATGGGGTGGCATTAACAACGTGCGTTTCTTTGTTTCTGAACTTGGTTCAGTTACACCTAACGGATCGTTGCTTGGTAATGATGTAGCAAACTGTTTTGTATGCGCAAAAGAAAGCTATAAAATAGTCTGGCAGACAGGTGGAAAGGCAAGATTCTTGTATCAGCCTCCAGGATATGGAAATGATCCGTGTTTCTTGCGCCACACTGCGGGTGCTTCGTTCTATCAAGGACAATGCATCACGAATGACCTTTGGATCCAAAACCTTCGCTCAACAGGTATTTAAAGGAGGTTAATATGTTACCATTTCAAATGGTTGCAGGTGGGAAATTTA